ATGTAGGTTCTGGTTGGGTTAGACGAGTGACAGGTTCAGGTGGTCGTGCTGGACGAGTAACAGAAGAACTTCTTTCAGCTGTTGCTGTATTCCGTACAGACAGTGCTGCAGATGATGCTGTTTATCCAGATGCTAAAATTTCAATTGGAACACAACCTTCAGCTGCTACAGTTCGTGCTAATACCGCTAATGCTAATACTGCTACATTCTCAGTTGTAGTTTCAGATGTACAACCAGTAGGTGCTCCAGTAACATATGCATGGCAAATGAATACTGCTGATGGCGCATTAGGTTGGACTTTCATCTTAAACGGTGCTGGCAATCAACGTGGTAACACAACATTTGCTGGTAACACATCTGCTACATTGTCTGTATCACCTGCAAATACAAGTGCAAACTTATTAGTATTCCGTGTAACATCTACAGTAACACCAAATGGTATTACAAATGCTACACCAGTATCAATAACATCTTCAAACGCTCAAATTACAATCTTGTAATAAGTGTGTACTAAATAAAGGGGACCTCGGTCCCCTTTTTTTAACTTAAGAATAATAATAATGTTTGATGACCTAAATGATGATAACTTTTTAATATATGCCATGAAATCTTATGTTTCACCGCATTGTATTATGTCTGAGTTCGAAGGTGATATGAAACGGACTAAATACTTGAAGAAGTTGTTTCGTAGGTTTAAAGCATCTGGTGACTTAAAAGAACGTTTAATATTAAATCATATAATTTTAATATACAATGTCTTTGATGCTGAATCGGCAACCAGAATATTGTTTTATAGAACAGATGAGCGAGATTACGATATATTAAAAACATTTCTAATATATCTAAATCTTATGCCAACCCGTATTAATGGTATCAGAGGCAAGAATATTGAATCCTCTGATATTATGTTAGACCTATCAATTGCAGAAATATTGAGGAAACTATGAAATCATTTAAAGCACATTTAGAAGAATCCTGTTGGAAAGGATATAAAGCCATTGGTGTAAAAGACAAAGGTGGCCGTAAAGTTCCTAATTGTGTTCCCGTTTCAGAACAACCAACTGAACCAGAATCTAAACTCACACACAAACGTGGTCATCAAATTTCAAGACATGTTCATAGTTTCAAACCTATTCCTTCTATTAAAACAGAAGATGTTGATAAAAAAGATACAATCACTTTTGATATACCGTTGTTAATTCGTGTATTGGAATTAACTAGAGAAGAAATCAAAACCGATGCAGATTTACATCGTGTCGTTGAAAGATTGATTGATATCCGTAACAAAGGTGTATTAACAATGGATGATTACGAGGATATTGCAAAATGAAAACGTTTAATGAATTTTTAAATGAATCTGCGGCTTGGACTCGTTCAGCTGGGAAGAATCCCGAAGGTGGATTAAATCAAAAAGGTGTCGACTCTTATCGTAGAGAGAATCCAGGTTCAAAATTAAAAACAGCCGTTACTACTAAACCATCTAAATTGGATCCTGATAGTAAATCAGCTAAGCGTAGAAAATCATTCTGTGCTAGAATGGGTGGAATGAAGAAACGCCTGACTTCTGCAAAAACTGCAAAGGATCCAGATTCTCGTATTAATAAAGCTCTAAGAAAGTGGAACTGCTAATGAAAACATTTAAAAATTACATCATAGAAATGGATAAATCACAAGACCCACCTGGTCGAGATGACCCATATGATTACGGTAAAGGTAAATGGCACAAAGGCAAAGCGTTAACTAAAGATAAAGCAATTAATACTGCTCATGATGTATTAAGCAAAGTTTTCAATGAACCAAAAAAGAAAGAAATCAAAGAAGATGGTGTTGTATCTAGTGGTTCGGCCGGTCCAACTAACGTAACTGGCCCCCAATCAGGTACAGACCCAATTAGTGCTACAGCTAGACGTATGGATAATATACGTAAAGTAAGAAAAACAAAATTATTTACTAGAAAATTACCCCAAGCATAAGGAAAACTGAAAACATGTTAACTGAACAAAATTTATCTCAAGTTCTAACTAAAAATAAAAATGTAAATGACTTATTGGTTGTTTTATTGAATGTATTAGAACAATATGAAATCAATACACCAAATCGTATTGCTGGGTTCTTAGCACAATGTGGCCATGAGTCTGCTGACTTTACCATATTAAAAGAAAACTTAAATTATGGTGCTGCAGGTTTACGTAGTATTTTTGGTAAATATTTTCCAGACGATACAATTGCGAAAGCTTATGAACGTCAACCAGAAAAGATTGCTAACAAAATATATGCTAATCGTATGGGTAATGGTCCAGAATCTAGTGGTGAAGGCTACAAATTCCGTGGTCGTGGAGCAATCCAATTAACAGGTAAAGAAAACTATACTAAATTCGCTACTTCTATTGGTAAAACAGTTGACGAAACTATCACTTACTTAGAAACACTTGAAGGTGCTGTCGAATCAGCTTGTTGGTTTTGGAAAACAAATGGTTTAAATGCTATTTGCGATAAAGATGACATTGTAGCCATGACTAAGAAAATCAATGGCGGTACTATTGGTCTGGAAGACAGAAAAGCACACTACAACAAAGCTAAAACTTTCTTGGTATAATATATGTGGATGTTGTCATTGATACCTGATAGTTTCTTAATATATTTCGTGAATTTGATATTCTATACGGGTGTCATAGCCACAATATTAGGATTTGTTTTAAGATTTGAATTTCTAGCACCATATAGAATGATATGCCAAGTAGTTGGTGTATTAGCCTTGGGTGCTGGTTTATATTTCAAAGGCGGTTATGAAGTTGAACAACAATGGCGCAAACGTGTATCTGATATGCAAGTTAAAGTTCAGATTGCTGAAGAGAAAGCTAAAACCGCCAACGCAGAAATACAAACTAAGATAGTTACAAAAATTAAAACAATACATGATACAAAAGTAATCACAAAAGAAGTGATTAAAGAGAAACAGGTTATGATTGATGCTAATTGTGATGTTCCTCAAGCAGCTATTGATATAATGAATTCAGCAGCTAAAGGTGAGGTTGCAAAATGAAAAAGCTATTACTAATATTACCTTTGTTATTAACTGGTTGCCTTGAAGATGTACCAGTCAAACCAACCTGGCCAGGCATTCCTGACGAATTGAAAACTGTTTGTCCCGACTTAGCAATGATTAAACAAGGTGCTAAACTTAGCGAGATAGTTGAAATTGTTGCAGATAATTATTACACTTACCATGAATGTCAAGTGAAAGTGGATGCTTGGAAAGAATGGTATGACACACAAAAAGAAATCTATGAGGAAGTGAAATGAATAAAATCATATTAGCTTGTATTCTAAGTATGTTATTGAGTGGTTGTGTGGTTTATGACGCTTTCTTTATGGCCAAATATGACACTAATGAATATGGCCTAATAACTAAGATTAAAACATTATCAGAAACAACAGAATGTGGTAATAAAAGTAGCGTTTTGGAGTCTGCTAAATATATGTGGATATACTCAGTAGAGTTGAAAAACTTCACTCAATATATTCCTCGTAATGAGAAGGCTTATGAAATGTCTTCCAAATTGGCCGACATCACTAAAGGTTTACACAATAAACATGGTGAAATGAGTATGGTATATTGTGAAGAAAAACTTAAAGTTATATCAAGAACATCAGAAGATATACAAAGAGCATTAGGGAGTAAACCACGATGAGTGAAATATTAAAAGCATCTGATTTAATAAAAGCTATTACATATGAATATGAAAATGGTGATTTGTCAAAAGAAGATTATTTGGAACTGGTGAAAGATATCAATACCGCTAAAATGATAGCCGAAACAGCTGAAGAGCAAGAACAACTTACAAAATTAAACGGAATCATAAATAGCATAATCACTGGCGTATCGCTAGTAGTATAGGAGATAATAACATGGCTACAAAACCAGAAAAGAAAGTTGAAGATTGGATGACCACCAAATGGCGCCCAATGATGGCAATTACATATATGGCTATTAACTTATTTGACTTTATCTTAGGTCCAATCTTATACAACTTGTTACAATATTGGAATCCAGGTCAAGCCGTTGGAATGTGGCAACCATTAACACTTCAAGGTGGTGGTTTAGTTCATATTGCTTTTGGTGCTATTCTAGGTATCAGTGCTTACACACGTGGCCAAGAAAAGATTGCTCAAGTTAAAACAGAAGACAATCCAGCATAATGGCTGTTATTGATTCAACAGAATTGAAAGTGGATGTCGAGGTGCTTAAACGTGATGTTGACACCTTGACAAAGCTTTGCGAAAAGATGGATACGGTTATCGAGAAACTAGTAGACCATCAAGGTGTACTCATTGGCCAAATATACAAAGATATGGATAAAAGAGAAGATGACACCAATGAGGATATCAAGGATTTGCATTCTCGAATAACCACTACATCCAGAGAACTTTCAGATAAAGTGGAATCTACTGAGCATAAAATTATGGAACAAATTGAAAAGCTTAGTTTACAAATTCAAGCACATAATGCTAAAGAGGACAATGAGTTGGAGAAGATTCTTCAATGGAAGTGGACTATTGTTGGTGGCATTCTCGTAATATCATGGTTGACATCTCACGTAGGACTTGATACAATAATCAAACTAATACATTAAAAGTTTGAATTATATTATGAGTGTTTATATTGATAGAAAGTTCCTGCTACAAGTATCCCCAAAACTCCAAAGGTTTTCACAGAAGAAAACGGACCTCTATAATTTTAGATGTCCGTTCTGTGGCGACTCTCAAAAGAATAAATCTAAATGTCGTGGATTTATTTACCGTAAGAAAAATGATTACTTCTTTACTTGCCACAATTGCAGTGAAGGACACACATTCTACAATTTCTTAAATCATGTTGAACCTTCAATTGTCAAAGAATACCAATTAGAACGGTATAAAGACGGCCAGACAGGTAATCACAACTATCCAAAACCAGAAACAATGGTGAACATACCCAAACCTGTATTCAAAGAAAGAATCAAGTTAGATAGTATATCATCATTACCTGACGGACATATTGCTAAAGACTATGTTATAAATCGAATGATACCTAAAGATAGGTGGTCTGATTTATATTTTACACCGGATTTTGCTGAATTCGTTGCGAGTTATGGTATTGAAAAACAACTCAACAAAGATGACCCTCGGTTAATTATTCCATTCTACGATAAAGATAAGAACTTGTTTGCCTTTCAAGGCCGAGCTTTGGCTGAGTCTAAATTAAAATACATAACGGTAAAAATCAATGAAGATGCTAAAAAACTGTATGGTTTAGATAAAGTTGACATAAGTAAAAGGATATACGTGGTTGAAGGCCCTATCGATTCCATGTTTTTAGATAATTGTATTGCTACGGCTGACGCAACGTTAGCTTTCGCTTCTGAGGTGTCCGATAATATTGTTTTAGTTAACGATAATGAACCTAGAAATAAAGAAATCATAAAACAAATATCTAATAACATTAAGAATGGTTATAGTGTGGTTATTTGGCCAAATACATTGACACATAAAGATATTAATGATATGATTATGTCTGGTATGGATAAGAAAGAAATAACAGTACTAATTGATGAACATACATATACAGGTCTTAGGGCTGAATTTGAATTAAATAATTGGAGAAAAGTATGAAGGTGAGTTTAATATCTAGTTCACAGGGTCTTGATGGCAAGAACCTATTGGACCAAGTGGCATACACAGCACGTGTATCTAATCCTGCAAATCAAAACAACACAGAAACCTCAGAGAAGTTAGTTCGTTATCTGATTAAACACCATCATTGGAGTCCATTAGAAATGGTCTCATTATGTTTAGAAATCGAAACAACCCGTGACATCGCTCGCCAAATCTTGCGACATCGCTCATTCTCATTTCAAGAGTTCTCACAACGATATGCGGATCCAACTAATGATTTGGGATTTGAAATACGAGATGCTAGATTACAAGATTTGAAGAATAGACAAAATTCGGTTGAATTGGATGTTGAATCTGATGGCCATGCTATTATTGCTGGTACTTGGAGAAATAAACAAGAACAATTAATCAATCTCACGAAAGAGACTTATAATTGGGCTATTCAGAATGGTATTGCTAAAGAACAAGCTCGTTCCGTTCTACCTGAAGGCAACACATCTAGTCGTATGTATATGAATGGAACATTACGTTCATGGGTCCACTATATACAACTGAGGTCTGGTGTTGAAACACAAAAAGAACACCGTGAAATTGCATTAGCTTGTGCTGAAGCAATTAAACCTATTTTCCCTATGATTGAGGAGTTTATAAGTGAGTAATATGTATAATGATGTAAAAACTTTCATTGAAGCCTGTGACCAAGAAAGAACGGTTGAGAATTCTAATTTATATTGGAACTTGATTGAAGAGGAGTACTTGGAATTTTTAGATGCACCAGATGATACTGAGGAATTAGATGCTTGCATGGATATGATTTGGGTCATTCTAGGTTTATGTTACATGAAAGGATATAATGTAGAAGGTGCTTGGAATGAAGTCGCTCGTTCTAATCTATCTAAGATTAATCCAGAAACGGGTAAAGTAATTAAAAGAGAAGATGGGAAAGTTTTGAAACCAGAAGGTTGGACTCCACCATCATTAGAACAATTCACAAAATAATAACAATAAGGCTTTAACTATGGAATATCTTGGTATTAATATTGAATTAGAACGTGATAAATTATTTGATGATTTAGGTTTAAAACGTTTGCGTGAATCTTATATGAAAGAGGATGAAACATCTCCACAACAAAGGTTCGCATATGTCTCCAAAACGTTTGGAAGTAATCCTGAACACGCTCAACGTCTTTATGACTATTCGAGTAGACACTGGTTATCCTACGCAACTCCAATTTTAGCATTTGGTAAATCAAGCAAAGGAATGCCAATATCATGTTTCTTAAATTTTATCAATGATACGGCCGAAGGCCTAGTTGACAACCTATCAGAAACTAATTGGTTGTCAATGATGGGAGGTGGCGTTGGTATTGGTTTTGGTATACGTGCAGCTGATGAGAAATCAACTGGTGTTATGCCTCATTTAAAGATATATGATGCTTCATCATTAGCTTATCGTCAAGGTAAAACACGCCGTGGTTCATATGCAGCTTATCTGGATATATCACATCCGGATATCATTGCATTCTTGGAGATACGCAAACCAACAGGTGACCCCAATGTCCGTTGTATGAATTTACATCACGGCATTAACATTACCGATGACTTCATGGAAATCATTGAGAAGTGTATGTTGGATCCAAATGCAGATGACTCATGGGAATTAAAAGACCCACATTCAAATGAGGTTCGTGAAGTTGTTTCTGCTAAATCTTTATGGCAAGAAATCCTAGAATTGCGTATGCACACAGGTGAACCATATATACATTTCATTGATACTAGTAATAGGATGTTGCCAAAATGGTTGAAAGACAAAGGTTTGAAAGTACATCAGTCCAATCTTTGTTCTGAAATCATTTTACCGACTAACAAAGATAGAACAGCTGTGTGTTGTTTATCCTCACTCAATTTGGAATACTATGATGATTGGAAAGATAACGAATTATTTTTACGTGATATTGCTGAAATGTTGGACAATGTTCTTCAATATTTTATCGATAATGCTCCTGATACTATTTCTAGGGCTCGTTACAGTGCAAGTCGTGAGCGCAGCATTGGTATTGGTGCTCTTGGCTGGCACGCTTTACTTCAAAGAAAGAATATTCCATGGGAAGGACCGTTAGCTAAAGGATTGAACAATCAGATATTCAGTAAGGTGAGAGGTAAATTAGATGAAGCAAATAAACAATTGGGAACAGAACGCGGAGAAGCGCCGGACGCAACTGGTACAGGCAACCGTTTTAGTCATCTCATGGCTATTGCTCCTAATGCTTCCAGTTCTATTATTATGGGAAATACTTCGCCATCGATTGAGCCCTATCGTGCTAACGCTTATCGGCAAGATACGTTGTCTGGTTCGTTCCTTAACAAGAACAAATACTTAGATAAGTTGATTCAAGAAGAATCCAAAAAACACACAGAAGGTTGGGCTGATGAAGTTTGGTCATCTATTATTGCTAATGATGGGTCTGCTCAACATTTATCTTGGATGGACGATTACACCAAAGATGTATTTAAAACATCAATGGAAATTGACCAACGATGGATTATTGAACATGCTGCAGATAGACAAGTCTTTATTGACCAAGCGCAATCTTTAAATCTATTCTTTAGACCAGATACTCACATCAAATATATACACGCTGTACATTTCACAGCATGGAAAAAAGGTGTTAAGACTTTATACTACTGTCGTTCTGAAAAGATTGGTAAAGCAGATAAGGTGTCTAAGAAAATTGAACGTGAAGTAATTAAAGAATTAGATATGGAACAAGTAGCACAAGGTAATGATTGTATTGCATGTGAAGGATAAATATGAAACATTTTGATATTAAGTGGTTTGCCACCGGTCTATTTGTATTTGGTGGTACCACTGTGGCAACTAGAATGCCATGGATTGAATGGGCATTTCCCTGTTTTGTTATTGCTCATATGATATTGTTATATGACTTTCATAGAACACACAAAAACTCAGCGTTGATGTTTCAAAATTTATACTTTTTGGTCGTCAACATAATAGCAACATATATTTGGTTTGCAGGATAAAGAATGATTAAAAAATTAGAACATAAATTAACAGAAGAGCGTTCATACTTCAAACCATTCAACTATCCGTGGGCGTATGATGCTTGGTTGAAGCATGAACAATCGCATTGGTTACACACCGAAGTTCCTATGTTGGATGACGTTAAAGATTGGAAGAAAAAGTTATCTGCCGAAGAAAAACAATTCTTAACACACATCTTTAGGTTCTTCACACAAGGCGACATTGATGTGGCTGGTGGTTATGTTAAAAACTATCTACCGTACTTCCCACAACCAGAAGTTCGTATGATGTTATTGGGATTCGCAGCCCGCGAAGCATTACACATCGCTGCTTATTCACATTTGATTGAAACATTAGGTTTACCCGACTCAACATATAACCAATTCTTGGAATATGCTGAAATGAAAGAGAAACACGAATATGTCATGGACATATCTGCTCAAAACACAACTAAAGAAAATACAGCCACACATATTGCAGTATTCAGTGCTTTCACAGAGGGTATGCAATTATTTTCATCCTTTATTATGTTATTGAACTTCCCCCGCCATGGTAAGATGAAAGGCATGGGACAGATTGTTACTTGGTCTATTGTTGACGAAACTCAACACGCCGAAAATATGATTAAATTGTTTAGAACGTTTATTGAAGAAAATCGTGAAATTTGGAACGATGAACTGAAAGAACGCATTTATTCCATCGCTGAAAAGATGGTTGAATTGGAAGATAAGTTTATTGACTTGGCCTTCTCTATGGGAGCAATGGAAGACTTATCCTCAGAAGATGTTAAAAAATATATCAGATACATTGCTGACCGCCGTTTAATCAGTCTAGGCATGAAAGGTATATTTAAAGTGAAACGTAATCCTTTACCATGGGTAGAGGAAATGATTAACGCACCAACACACACCAACTTTTTCGAGAACCGAGCTACAGATTATGCTAAAGGTGCATTGTCCGGTAACTGGGGTGATGTTTGGGCATAGCATAGGAAAACATATGAATCAGAAAGCTCTTACTGGCGATTGCATCAACTGCGAATCCACATTTGAATTAAATTTTTACAAAGAATACGTATCAACCGACCAACCTAAATTTTGTCCATTCTGTGGCGAAATTGTTGAAGAATTCACCGATGACTATATAGAAGAAGAATATAGTGAAGAGGATGATTCGGAGTGGGACAATTAGAATGGAAACACAATAATGAAATATTCACCGAAACTCATATTGACAACAATATCGGTTTCGTGTATATTATTGAAAATGTATTATCTAATAGAAAGTACGTTGGTAAGAAACTATTCTGGTCATCAAAGACCAAACAAGTCAATAAAAAGAAAAAGAAATTTAAAGTTCCTTCTGATTGGCAAGAATACTATGGCTCAAGTGAAGAACTTAAAAAGGATGTGGAAACATTCGGCAAAGAGAATTTCACTCGAACCATCATTCACCTGTGTAAATCAAAAGGTGAGTGTTCATACTTAGAAGCAAAAGAGCAGTTTATTCGTAATGTTATTGAAAGTGATGATTACTACAATACCTGGATTATGGTACGTGTAAGGAATTCCCACATCAAAGATTATATTGAGAGAAATAAGTATGAAGCAACCATTCCTACAGATTAAAGAAAATAAATGTGATGCGATTTGTATTATGCCGTCTCCCGACAGTAGGGAACAAACCGTAATACATGGCTTGACATATGTTGAGAATGGTGATAATATTGGGTCTTCTACAATGGGCAATTCTTATGATATTGTCACCTTTAGGGAATCTGACGAGGGATTTTATGATAAGGAACATTATCAGGCTATTTTAGTATGTCCTTATACATATAGTGAAAAAGTAATGAAAGATGGGCTCTTTGGCATTATAGCTAAACGAACCACAACTTCAGAAGATGTATTAAATTTGTATTTGAATAAAATTGATTATTTAATTGGAGATGAAGATGTTGAACAAAAGTGAATTGAAAGAAATATTGAGCAAGAGTATTGCAACAGTTGTTTTTGAAAAGAAAGATGGCACTATTCGTAAAATGAAATGTACTCTAAAAGAAGACATTTGTTCTTTAAAAGAAAACATTACAGAAACACATCCAACCACCATACATCGTAAAGAGAATGACAATGCTCTTTCTGTGTGGGATATGGAGAAATCAGCATGGCGGTCATTTCGTATAGATTCAATCAAGGAAGTTAGTTTATCATAATGCGTATTACAAGTGTAAAAGAAGCGGAACAGAAGGTATCGTCTGGTGGTGAACCTGATATGAAATCGGGTGTTAAATTATCCACTGCGCTTAATTGGTATAGTTATTATAAAGACCCAAAAGATAGTAAGAAATATCTTATTCATTATATGACCGTACATAATCATCCAAAAGAAGATATCGTCACACTTACCGGACTAAAAGAAACTCATTTCTCAAATGTTGGGTTTGTGTGTAGGTTGACTGAACGTGGATTAGTATTGGAGAAACACCAACTAACGTGGTTATCAGACCGCATCAAATTCTTACTAAATGTAGCTAAGACTATCAAAGAGCAAGATGAAGAGGATGATAATAAACCTAAGGTTAACATCC